CATAAATCCCCGGCCCACAACCTACATCAATTATTTTCATATTTATTAATTAAGAAATACACAAAACAATAAACAGCAACACCTAAAACAATATAGTTCATGGGTAATTCTTCATTCCTGCATACAACCCATTGCCCTCGGAATACCAACCTTTGCCTGTATAGACATCGAGAACATCCTCGAAATACTTCTCATACATCGGAGCTACCTTCTCCAGCGTGAAGTTCTCGCCCCACTTCCTGCAATCTATCGGCTTGATGTCATCAATATTATTGATCGCATCCACAAAGTCACCCATCGTCCTGCATCGGAATCCTGTGATGCCATGCAAATTATTCTCTGCGAAGCTACCCCAATCTGTCGTTATAGTTGGCGTTCCACATAGCAAGTTCTCAACCTGAACCCCTCCGAATGGTTCAATATACTGGCTAGGAACGAAACTTGCCTTGGCATTTGCCATTAGCTTCTTTCTCTTCTCCACATCAGCATAACCAACATATTCCACATGGTCTGGTAACTTGTAGCCTTCTTCTTTCTGCCCTGCGATGACTAGCTTCACTCCTGCTTTCTCTGTGGCTTGGATTGCTACATCAACACCTTTTCCGCTGTAAACCCTGCCTAGATACAGAAAGTAATCTTCTTTCTTTGGATTAAACTCGAAATCCTCTACATCGAAGTAATTCGGGATGACAACATCATACCAGTCTTGCCGACAATTTCCAACAGCCTGCAAGCCGTAATATGCATGATAAATCGCGTAACTCTCCCAGATTTTCCACCTTGCCCAATGTCCTCCCGCATACCCAATGCCCGGCTCAACGCAAATCATGTCTTGATGCGCGTCACAGATTGGCCTCACACCTGAACCCCAGAAAGGCAGAATGAAATCATGCTTCAATTTCCTTTTCCCTACCTCTTCAATCGCATTCTTGAAAAAGGTCTGATATGCGTGATCCTGCATATTGAACTTAAAGAATGTCTTTCTCCAATCATGCGAACCATAAGACTTTTTAAAGTCATCATTCGTCAGAACTAGCACATTCTCCGTGCAGATTAAATCAGAATCCTCATGGCCGTAGTGAATGACCTCATGGCCTCGTTCGGTCATCATCTTTCCGAACTTCACTACCTTTTGCGTATATGCACAAGCATTGAACTCTTTCGATGTGACTGTGTGCGGAAGCGAAAGTGCGTGGAATCTCATATTTATTTTTTAATGTAGTAGAATTGAGTTGGCTTTGTTTTGATCCAGTAATTAAAGCAAGCTGGATCGGTTTTATAGTGAATTGCTGCTTCTTTTCTGCTTTCAAATAATCCTCTTGGAGTCATTATTTTTTTGCAAATACTTTTCGCTCTTTTCGCGTGATGCTCCCTTGTGAAAACCTGAAGTCTTCTCTTTTCTCTTATTTTTGCTCTTGCTTCTTCTGTGTGTTTTTTACCTTTGAACGGGTGATTTCTTGAAAGTGCTTCACTGATTTTTCTCCTATGTTCTGCTGAAAATGATTGAGAGTCCTTGCATGGATTGTTTTCTCCGCGCATTGATTCGCTTCTCATCTTTTTGCAAAACTCATATCTCCTAGAATTAAACTGAACGCAATTCCTTGTTTGCATCCAGCAAAATGCTTTTGCCATCTTGTAGCACCTTGTTGAGTTTCCGCCATTCCTGAAAAGGAAAATCTTGTGCAGTAATTTATGCGCTACAAAATGCTGTCTAGGAGTAAGAGAAACAATTCTTTTATTTTTTCCGAATATGCTTTGCGGAAAAATGTGATGCTTTTCCATTAACTCGCCACTTTCATTCCGTGATGATTTAACCAATGCAATATATTTTTTGCAGTATTTACGCCACAACTGATATTCCATCCAAATATGATTTCATATTCTAGGTTTTAGTCAATCCTAAAATGTGGTATCTCATATTCTGATTAGTTTTATTTCGAAGTCTTGCGCTAGCGAAATACTCGTTATGTCTCTGTCGTAAATATCACGATAGACCACAGTCTTGATTCCATAAGATGCAATGGAACGCAAGCAATCATTGCAGGGTAACAATGTCACGGCAATCAAAGCGCACTCGTCTGGCTTCACATAACGCAATGCATTTTGTTCTGCGTGGACGATGTAGAGCCTTCGTTTATCTCGATCTACCCAATCTTCACGCATTCCAGCGGGAAAGCCATTGTAGCCAATTCCTGCCACTGTGTTGTCATGGCGAAGCAAACAGGCTCCGACTTGTTTCCATGGGTCTTTGCTTTTCTTCGCGGCTACAGTTGCCAACTCTAACGCATATTCGTTCCAGTTCATAGTTCAAATGCTCGCAATTCGCCGGGGATGTCGTCGGGAAATCTAATGCCGTCCATTTGCGCCTTGTGAAACTCTTCTATTTCTATCGCGTCTTTTAACTCATCACGCAAGAATGCCATTGCCGTTTCGTATTTGTCGAATGTGGATCGTTCTGTTTCGTGCAAATATCCCTTATGTTCGACGATGAAAACAGGCGGCTTGCCATAGCTCCAACGGGTTTCAATGTGCCAATGGCAATCTCTGTCTTTGTGATGATCTCCCGCTATCAATGCGTGATATTTCTCCGCAAGTTCGGTGACTTGCTTTTCAGTCTTCATATTCCAGCACCTCACTGCTGCTCGTTTCCAGCATATGCAAAGCGTGATTCAGTTCGTGATGGAAATGTTCCTCGGTGAAGTCACCCTGATTCAGTCGAAAGATGCAAGCCGAAACAACTCGCAGAAGTCTAGCATAGGTGAATGCTGCGGCGATTCCGGCAATGGTCGCGTCTGAATACTTCGCGTATACTGGCGCGCCCTCGTCGTCTATCTCATCGCTCCCATTGTTTTGAATCAGTCCCATCAGCCAACCCGCAAACAAATCTAGTGAGTTAATGAAATCGTTCGGGTCGATGTAGGTTTCCTCAATGTCCATCTGGCTTTCTATGTCGCGCTGTCCGTCTGCGAACCCTTCCCAATAGTCTTGTGATTTGTCACTCATTGGCATGATTCGCATTCTTCATCGTCCACATTGCAAGCGCGAGGAACGATCTCGTTAAAATCTTCGTCGGGTTCTGGCTTCTTTACTTCGTCGCCGTGGTCTTTGTCTGCTCGTTGAATTGCGGCAGCGTCTGAATAGCTTTTCCCGTAGCGGATGGAAAGTTTAGAGGTATTCGCGGCAATCGCGCTTTCAATGTCTACACCAATCGAATCCAGCATTCCAGCAATGTAGAAAAGCAAATCGCCGCATTCTTCGACAATGTTGGCAATGTCTAGCGGCTTTCGGTAGATTGTGGCCTTCTTTACTGCATCCAGCAACTCGCCGGCCTCTCCACTGATTCCCACGGCCATATGTAGGCGGTGACAATCTTCGGGAGTTAGTTCCTCGGCAATCACACTGCCGGGCTTGCATAAGTTTCGGACAAATTCTCTGTGAGTTTGATATTCCATAGACTTTCCCTCTATCATGGTTTTTTCCGTCCGCAATCGGTTTTTTCAGCCAAAAAAAGCTCTAGTGTTCTAACTCCCTTTTCAAGTTCGGCAATGGCTTCTTCGCGGCTCTTTAGTGCGTCCTGTAGCGTCTTGATGAGAAGATCAGCATTCTCAGGCGTTGGAGTCTTGGCGTAGGCGTGAGATAAAATATCTAGTTCGGTCTTGGTTTTTTTGGACATAGGGCGGGAGATAGTGGCGTGAAATTGCGCGAAGTCAAACAGAGGCTTTTGATGCTATGCAATGGCATTGCATGGGGAGTTTTACCTATCGGGAAAAACTAGGCGATTCCATGAAAGGTTCGGCGGGTTTATTACCTAGCGGGAAAACCTGCGTTGAGATTGAATCTCTTTATCTATTCAGATTCGACGATTTCGGCCTCGATTGGTTCGGAGTCTTGAATCCTAGCAACAGGGGCAGATAGCTCTTTCAGTGAGTCCCGCGTGTCACGCTCTGGAACGGCAAAGCTGATCTTAAAATTCTGGCTGGAATTAGATTCGATCTCTACTTTGTCGCCATACTTTTTCGGCGCGAGTTTGGATGCTGTCCATTTTAGTGCGTCGATGCGTAACCTGCCGATCTGAGCATCATGTGAATTGAATGCTTCAGTCATGACCATATCAGCGAATGTGTCGGCCTGCTTTGATCTCGCTCGTGCGTAGTCTTGAAAGAAGTCGGGATGATTGTCGAGCCATTTGTAAACAGTCGGAATGCTTGGAATGTCTGGAAGCTGGCAAATTGCGTTCAGTGTCATGCCTGATTCTATCATGTCGCAAATATGTTTTGCGGTATCTTGATCAAATGGGGTCTCTGGTCTGCCTAGTTGTTTTTCCATGGTTTCTATGGCTAACTTAAAAAAAGTTCTCGACAAGTCCTTTTTTGTGATGCTACCCTCAGCCGCAACGCGGATGCAATATGATTGAAATCATATTTTCCCGTCAGTTGCTTGCATTAAAATTAATCCGCATTCAATCTGATTCGCATCAGATTTCGCTCTGAAAGTTGGCATGATTCTTGAATATTTCAATTCTGATCTTGGCACAGTTTCTGAATGTTTAGAATGATTCTAAATTATCAGCAACATTCCCCTGCCTCTTACGGGCGGGAAGTTGCAAAATCTGATTTTTCTTTTGGTCTCTCAAAATGTTTTTTTCAATTATTTTTAGAAATTGAAACGCCCGCAGATCCGCATGGGATGCGGTTCCGTGGGCTAGTCAATAAAATAAATGCGTGCGCGAGAAAATATTTTTTCACTTTTTTCTTGGTGATTCGCGAGGTTTGCGCGAGTCTCTTTCTCGTGATCAGCAACAACCGCTGAGATCAAAAAACCTCAAACGAAAAACCAAATGACAACAAAAACAAGAAACTACGGCCAGTTCGCTGTGCGTTCAAAATCAATCGAAACAACCCTTAAAAATCAACAGGCTGTTTTGACCTGCGAGCGTCAATCTGGAATCACTCCAATGGGGAGAAAATACAGGATGCGCTTGCAATGGTGGATTAAATTTGAAAACAGCCCATGCTCGATGGGGCCATGGTCTGCGAAATCCATTCGCAAGTGTTTCGCCTAATCTTCCCGTTCCCCTCAGAACAAACCCAAATAGAAAAACCAATCAAATGAACCGCATCACTAAAAAACAGCTACAAGCCCGCATCGACACAATCAATTCAATCCTCAACCGTCCCGCAACTCCCTACTCGCAAGTAGAGGGGAAGCTAATCGCCAATATCGGCAATTTCTCCCTCTCACAAGCTTACGGAGGGTATTGTGTGCATCTGATGGTGAACGATGGTGGCGGGGTTTCTACTCCCGTCTGGTATGGTCACATTCCCGCCCGTGATGCCTACGAGCGTCTATCGGCTTTTATCTCTGGCCTACAGTTTCAAAAATAATCCATGCGAACCTTTTTAATCCATAAGCAAAAACCTTTTCAAACAATGAAACGCGAACCATTGAAAGAAATTCCATCAATTTACCTTTCCCGAAATTCTGAGGGCTGGTCATTAATCAAAGACGGAATGCCATTGTGTGCCGTTACCACGCGAGAGAATGCCGAAAGCGTAGCCTCTCGTTTTAAACTCTCCCTGCCCTCTGTTTATTGGCAAGGGGAACAAGGTCAATTTGTTTCTATTTAATAATATGCAAACCTTAGAAACCATTTACACATTCCGCACGCGCAATTTTTGCGTCAAAGTCGAAGCCCTGCCCGAATATGATCCAGATTTGTCTTTTGATGAATCAGGGGAAACGGCGGAAATGATAGAACGCGGGGATTGGCTTTGTTTTTCCGTTCGCGCCTCTTTGTCTTTCCGCGATTCAGATATTGCAGAGGATCATTTGGGGAATTGCATATATGAAAACTTCCGCGATTTCCGCGACAATATCGGAAGCAAAGACGGATCTTATTTTTCCGACATGGTGCGCCAAGTCATAAAAGAAGGCCGCAAACAAATGGAAAACATTCCAACCCTTCGCAAATAATGAAAACCTTCAACTCCAACCGCCTCCGCAATAAATTCCGCGACACTATGCAGGAAGGTCTTGCGCCAATCTCTGACGCTGATTTCTCCCGCATCGTTCGCGCTTTCCAATATCTAACTCAAAGAATAATCAGAAAATGAACACCACAAACCACACTCCCGGCAACTGGTCTTGCCAAAAATCCGAAACATCACGCCCCGAATCCGTTCGGCTTGATATTGTCACCGATGCAGGCGAATACTCCCCGGCATTTATTGCTGGCGATGCATTGCCAGCAGACGCTCATCTGATCGCCGCCGCGCCTGATTTGCTTTATGCTTTGCGCTTTCTGCTGGCCGATTATATCGCAATTCAAGGCGACGAGCTGACAGGATCGAGTGTGCCGCTTGAAATGGCAAGGGCCGCAATTTTGAAAGCGGAGGGCCTGAAATGAACATCACTCCCGGCCCTGAATGGGTAAAATTTCAACGCAAGCGCAAAAGCCGTCTTTCCGAACTCAAGAAAACATCCCAAGAGATGCAAGATGCCTTGCAAGCCATTGTTGACGCGTTTGGCGATCAAGACAGCTTTCTAATTGATCAATGCAAAGCGGCACTTGCCAAGGCGAAAGGGGAAGCATGAACCTCCCTCCATGCCATCAAGACAGCCCAAGGCATTCCCTGTGGCTTGCACGGGTTCAGGAACTCGAAAACGAGGGACTTGATACCAGTGACGCGCAAGGGATCGCCGACATGGAATTTGAACCAATCAAGAAGCCATAATAATGACACGCGCCCGAACCATTCAAGAAATCCTTCAAGAGCAACGCGAAGAACGCGAACGCGAAAGACTTGCATCTTTCCTTCTCAAATTATTCTTTGCCCATATAATAATCGCAACCATCTATTTTTACTTCACAAAATGAAATACATAATGACAGAAAAGAAAAATCCCCTTGCGATTCATGGAATCTTTCATTCCAAGGCAAGCGGGGAAAAGTTTTTGCGTGAGGTTGTGCCGGACTATGTTCGGCGCGGCTTTTATATGGATAAAACTCTAACAGAAAATGATTTTGAAATAAAGGAGCATAATAATGAATAAATATCTTTTGATTGAAATGCGCGACCTCTTGGAGTTCCTAGTAAAACAAGCGCGCAAGCATGATCTTGATGAGGTCAAAATAGCACGCCCTAGAGCCGTAGAACTGGCCAGAAAATGCCGTGAGGCTCTAAGGGAAGGGAGAAACGCATGAGTGCCACAGAAAAGCAATTTCAAACCTGTTTACCGCCCGAAGCATACATTAGGATATGTAAGGCGGCTAATAATGACGCGCCACCTAAGTTCAAAAGTTCAGTCTATCCCCCAAAACAAACCAAAACAAAACCCAAAAAATAATATAAATATGCAAAACCAAATCGTAGTTCATAACCAATCCGTTCAAGACATAACAGCAATGGCGCAAGCCATAACCAAATCGGGCCTTTTCGGCATCAAGACGCCTGATCAAGCAGTTGCCCTTATGCTAGTGGCGCAAAGCGAAGGCAGGCATCCTGCATCAGTGGCAAGCGAGTTTGACATAATCCAAGGAAGGCCCGCCCTTAAATCACAAGCGGCACTTGCACGATTCCAAGCGGCAGGAGGCAAGATTCAGTGGACGTCAAGGGGGCCGACTAAATGCGCGGCAAAGTTCAGCCATCCTCAAGGCGGTGACTTGGAAATCACTTGGACAATGGATCGCGCAAACGCTGCGGGATTGACAGGAAAACAGACTTGGAAGCAATA